TTTCTACTTCATCAAAAATTGTGTCTTGTGCTAAATAAGGGACTTCATGGTATCTATTTCCATCTGAATCTACTATAGATTCTATAGAAATTATATCATTATCAAATATATTTAATGATAAAAACTGTTCAGGTCCTCCTACTTCAAAAGTAGTAGTTTTAACTTCTGCTGAAATTGATTTAGCATGTTTTTTTAATAAAAAATATTCAGGATTATTATTAGCATCATATTGGTAAATATTTACAAAAGTAGGATCAAGAGAACCAGAAAAATTAAAATTTACTTGTTCAGAAGTATAAAAACTAGGTCCTTCTGTAGATATAAATGTTGAATTCTCTCCTAATATTAAAGCATAATTATAATCAGGTACATAAGCTTCATTTACTATTTTTGAAGGAACTAATTGATATATATCTAAAAGTGCAGTAGAAGCTGCTGTAACATTTGGTTTATATCCCATAGCATAAGCTATGTTAAATAAATTCTCTCTATCTTGGGCTAAATTTAAAAATGTTTCTTGAAGTTGTTTATCTGTATAAAAAGATAATACATCACCTACATAAGCCGCCATTTCTATAAACATTAAACCTGGAGATCCTTCACTAAAATCATTAAAAGTTTCAGGATAATATGTTTCTGCAAAATTTAATAATTGGTCTTTAAATGTATTAAAATCTTTATTCAGATATTTTACATCTTTATCTTGTGTTTTATTTGATACTTTTGAATAGGCCATTTTTAGTATGAACTTAATTTATTTAACTTTATATGAGGAACATGTTCAGTTCCTGTTACATAACCTCCTTCTGAGGCCTTATAATCAAATGATTGACCTTGACCACCAACATTTACTTCTATAGAATCAACATCACCTGTTAATGCTAATATATAAACTAAAGTTATTTTTAAAATATGACTATCTGGATCAAATTCTGAATTTATGTCTTGCACTACAGCATCAGGAACATATTTATCTAATTGATCTTCTATAATAGGTATAAGGGTAGAAGCATCTGTAATATTTTCAAATAATAAACTTTTTAAACCTACCCCTAAATCAGGTTGATTTACTCTTTCACCCTTTTCAGTAAGTAAAACATTTAATATGTTATTTTTTACTGCTTCTGATTGTGTGTAAGTTTGTCTAAACCCACCTGTATCATGTGATAAAGGAAAAGCTATACCTATAGCTCTATTTTTATTTAAATCATTTACAAATTTTCTTTTTATAATAGCCATTTTATCTTCCTTTTTTCTTCTCTATAGCTTTCATTAAACCTCTATAATCCCTATTTATAACATTTGCAACTCCATTCGGTAAATTTTCTACAGGTAATGCTCCAGGTGCACTAAAAGGATCATTTATAGGTGCTGTAGCTACTTGTGTGTTTGTATCTCCTTGTGCTGTTTCATTTAAAAGATCATTTAAGGTGCTATTTGTTGTAAAATTTTGTTTTTTAATAGGTTGTTTACCCATTATTTTTTCTTTTAAAGAATTTTTTACATTATTAGGAATAGATTGCTTATTAATAATAGGTTCTTCTTTAATCATTGGTTTAATTTCATCACGTAAGTCTTCTTTAAGTGATTTAATTTCTCTACGTAACGCATAATCAATTTCTTCTCTAACTATTTTTCTAATTAGGTTTTCAAATGTTTTTGCTTTCATGTTTAAATGTTTATTATAAATATAATTTTTTTTTGTTTTATTTAAATAATTTTAAAAAAAG